ACTGCCGCCAGTGTGCATCCAGCGCGCGGCCATATTCCGCTGCCCACGTCGCGTCGAACGCCCCGTTGCCCGACTTGTGCGCAAGCGCCCGGTAATCCGGCTTGCTGATCGGGCGCAGGTTCACGCCGATGGCATTGTCCAGTGTGCGCGTGACGGCACCGGCGGCCCACCCATCGTTGCGCACCAGATCGCGCACCCGGCTGACGATCCGATCACGATAGGGGTTGATCTCGGTATCAGCCGAAAACAGGGGCGGACGCCAGTCCCGCATGCGCTGGCCGTAAATATCGGCAGCATCATACGGCGTGCCCGCAGGCCCATTCAGCGCCTGTGCCTTGCCGTGACCGATCACCCCCAGCACCGGCTCGATCTTCGGGCGTCCGGAAGATGTCGTGCCCAGTGCCACCATCAGAAGATCACCCTCAATGCGCGCCGCTTGACGCCCGGAACACCCAGCTGCTGCTGCAGCTGCATGATGAATTGCGTAAGTCCGGCCATGTTGGCCGCCGTGTAAGTCACCGATCGCCCACCATCGCCCTGCGAATAACTGAGCGACACCGCCTTGCTGCCGGTCTGCAACTGGACCAGCGCAGCCTGGGCATTGGCCAGCGCGACCTGCAACTGCGCCTGCGTCATCCCGGCCAGCGTGCTGGTCTGCGGATTGTAGACTGGCTGGCCATAGCCCCCACGATCGCCAATCATGATTTCACCCTTTCACGAAGCACCTTGCGGATGGCGGCAGCCAAAACTCTCGGCAGATCACGGCGACTGGTCGCCTCGATAATGTCGGGAACAGGCAGGATCGCCCGATAAGTGGGCTGCTTTGGCGTAAACCACAGCACCGCAACCACCTTGCCGGGCCCCACATATTTGAAAATCCCGCGTGGCCGCCCGTTCCTTCCCTCACGCGCAATGAAATATTCCGAACGCTGGCCCTTGGCCAACTGTCCGCGCTTGCCCAAACGCTTCGTCGTGCGATCAGTAATGTTGGACGCCGCGTCGTGCAGCAGGCTCAAGCGCGACAGGATGCGCGTGATCTCCCCGGGCCGGATGTTGCCGTAGCGATCAAGCGGCGCACCCGGCCCCGGAATCCAGTATTGGCCGCCGGAAATCGCACGAAGCGCCTTTTCCGACTTCTTCATGTCACGCGGGCCGCCATAGATTTCCGGCCCAAGATACCGGATGGCGGGCGTACCGCCCGGCGCATAATCCTTGCTGGCGACCCACGCATTCAGATCCTTGGGCGTTGCAGGCCTTACGAAAAACCCGTTCAGGGTAAAGGGGTTTGGGTTGTCGAAAACCTCTTTCATCCGATCGCGAACGGCCTTTTTCCCATTAAAGGCGACGCGATTCAAAGCAACAGCGGTAACATCCGGAATATCCCCCGACGACAGCTTGCGAAACTGCTTTTGCAGGTCACGGGTCTGGACATCGATTTTGATATCCATGACCATGACCAAGCACCTATCGTTTGTTCGATCCCAGCTTCGCAGCCATTCGCGCCATGAATTCGCTCGGGCTTTCGGCGGCATCAGCCGGCTTCGCAGAAATCGCCTTCAGCGCCGCCTGAACATTCACAACAGCTTCGGCAACCACGTCCTGCTGTGCGCCTGTCTCGCGCATCGCCGCCGTGCGCCGCACACGGTCGCCGACATCCGCAAGGGTATCTATCCGCACCAGTGAATTCTGATCGACAGGCGCTGCCCAGGCCGGGGGACTGTCCCAGTTGATCCTTTCCACCCCGAACAGTTTCGCCATGACATTCGTCATCGACATCAGATCGAGGTTTTCGTTGCGCCCCGCATTGGCGATCTTTTCCCATCGCCCATCCGGACGTCGGCGCTCAGCCACCAGTTCCTCGAAAAACGGATGCGGTGCCTCGATCGCCCGCAGCGCCCAGGGAAAGTGAACATACCAGTCGCCCGGCTCGCCGCGCTGCAGCTGCGTCACCAGATCATCCTTGAACCGGTTCGGGTTAAAAATTCCCAGCGGTATTTCCCCCCGCGCGCCCGCAAACCGGTCCCGGCGCTGCGTGTCGGGAAATGTCACGGTCAGGGAAGGCGCGTTGAGCGTGCTGGCCCCCTTCAGCGGCAGGATCGTCCACCCGTGCCGCCCATCGAACATTCCGGCAAAGCGCACACGCCCGGCAGCGCGCGCTCGACGCCATGCCCCATAGGCCTGCAACGTGACACCAGCCGAACCGCCGCTGTCATACCCAGATGCCAGGATTGCCATCGACCTGCCCGAACCATCGGCCAGAGGATAAGCCGTCTCACTCAAAAGCGCGAGAAGGTCATCCCAGTCGCCCGGGCTGGTGGCCGGGTCCGCCGCAATATCGCGACGCTCGATGATCCAGCTTTCGCCGTTCACGCCCCAGGCACGCGCCAGCAGGACAAACTTGTTCGCCTGAACGTCGACGGCAGCAGTGATAAACCGCGCTTCGACCGGCACGAAACCGATATTCAGGCCGGTTTCTGCCCGATCGGCAATCGCTGTCGCATCAAGACTGCCTGCCTTGCGCGGCGGCTCGAATGGCAGTCCCCAGCGCTTGACGACGACATCCTTGAAGCTCTGCTCGGCCTTGTCGACGCCTGCATCATAATTCCGCCGTGCGGCCTCATAGACCTCGGCCAGCGAACCGATCCCGCCGATGATGAACGGGCTCATGGCGCCGGTGATCCAGAAACCGGCAATGTCGCGCTCCACGAGATCGCCGCTCACGGTCCCGTCTTCCGCAATATCCTGCCCGGTCCCGATCCAGACACCATCCCGGTTCATGGCGCGCCGCCATTTATCCTCGATCAATGTTCCGCAGCAGGGACAAAGCAACCGGGCCGCATCCTTGACCTCATCAAGAGGGGCATCATCCGGCCAGTCGAGAACCATCTGACGGGCCGCCGAAGGATTGGGCGACGAGAACGCATTGCAGTGCGGGCACGGCCAATACCAGACCCGGCGATCACTCTGCCGAAACAGCTTCATGATCCCGGAATTCCAGTGCTGGCTACCAATCCCCTCAGCCCGATCCGGATGGCTTTCGGCCAGAATCATCGACTCCCGACCGAATGTCTGGCGACGGATATCCGCCAATTCATACGGATCACTGCGATGGTCACATGCATCGAGCTCCGTGATGATGATGCGCGGCGCAGACTTGCCGATCAGGTTGCTATACGTGGCCGTGAGATACTGCACCCACATGCCGCGAAATTTCTTGAATGACATGCTCCGATGCTTGGGCAGCTTCCCCAGGCGGTCAGCCATCAACGGGTGGGCCTCGATCATCGGCTCGATCTCGGCCTTGACGTACTGCTCGATGAACGTGTCGGTCTGCGCAAAATTCAGGATGTCAGCTGGGTCGAAACCGACTGATTGCAACTGCCAGTTCTGACCGATCGCCGTCTTGCCGCAGCGTCCCGGCCCGACAACTGCAGTGGTGATGTGCTGGCGGCTCGTCAGCGCCTTCATCGGCCCGACCAGATATGGGGCTTCGTCATGGTTCCAGAGGCCGACATATCCGCCACCTCGATTGTCGAGAAAGCGGTGGAGCGCCGCGCAGTCCGCAACGTCGATTTTTTCAGCAGGCAAGAAGGCTTTGAGCGCTTCGGAGACGATCGCGCGAGGATCGGCAAACTGGATGCCGTCAGGCGAAACGTAGCTCGGGCTCGGCATCATCGAACTCCAAAGATCTCATGGCCTCGTCAACGGCCTTCCGTTGCATGTCCTGAAACCGGACCTCGGCATGCCGGACCTGCGCGTCCGACCAGCCTTGCTCGCGCCCCATCTGCCGGACAAATACCGCGCACTCCCGTGCGATCTGGGCCAGCGCCATGGAAAAGGCGTCGGCCACATCGTCTGCTTTCACCAACTGTCGGCAGCGCTCGGCCTGCTTGAGCTTCAGATCGTTCAGTTTGAAGAGCTCGATTTGCTCCTTGACCGGCACGCGCGTCTGAAAGACAGGCTCAACTTCCTGCTGCAATCCGAGGTCGAACGATAGCTGAAGCTTGAGCAATTCATCGTCACGGTCTGATTTCCGCGCGGCCTCTTCCTCGCGCCGCTCAGTCAGAAACGCGACAACGTCAGCGACGATGAACTGCCACTCGACACCATTCTTGCCAGGAACCTTTACCGGGAAGTCTGGCCACCGATCCATCCAGTTCGACAGCGTCGGCAGGGAAACACGAAGTAACTTGGTGAGCTCACGCTTGTTGACGATGACGGCGCGAGCGTCTGGCGCAAGATCATCCATCACAATCCTCACACGACAACAGAAACAGAAACACCAAGCCCTTTTTCGATTTTATCTCAGTGTGTGACCAACCGGGGTGCGAATAGCTCCCGGTAGGGACCATCCCAGGAGGGACCCACAGAAACGCATGGCACCCCTAAAACCCCCGCGCAAAACGCATGGCTCGCGGCATCGTTGCAAGGATGCAACACCCGGCATCCAACC